CTTGTCAGTGGACTGTTAGTTCAGTAACAGAGATTGAATGGGACGCTACATCAAATGTAACTGCACTTACATTAAATGGTAATGGTACATACAATGGTGGTGGCCAGTCTTTACCCTCACTTTCAAATAACGCTGGTAGCGGTATTACTGGTGACATCTATATAGAAAATGACAGCGCTTGCGTAGGTACTATTATTATAAAAATGAAAAAAGTATCTGGTTTCGATAATATCACATAAGGGATAATGTTATGCATACAGTAAAATTATTTTCGGAAGCAGTAGAAAATGTAGAATACATTTGCGAAGAAAAAGATGGTGGCAAGAAAACTTATAAAATTCGTGGTATTTTCATGCAAGCTGACATTAAAAACCGTAATGGTCGTGTTTATCCTATGGAAATTCTTCAGAACGAAGTTCAAAAATATAATAAGAATTTTATCAAAGAAAAACGTGCATTTGGTGAGCTTGGACATCCTGATGGGCCAACGGTCAATCTGGAGCGTGTCTCCCATATGATTACTTCTTTGACACCAGATGGTAAGAATTTCATTGGTGAGGCTAAGATTATGGCCACTCCTATGGGCGAAATAGTTAAAAATCTTATGGATGAGGGTGCTAAGTTAGGAGTTTCATCTAGAGGTATGGGTAGTTTGGACCAAAAAAATGGTGCTAATTATGTGAGAGATGACTTTTATCTTGCAACCGCTGCTGATATTGTTGCAGACCCTTCTGCACCAAATGCTTTCGTAGAAGGTATTATGGAAGGAAAAGAGTGGGTTTGGAATAATGGGGCCCTTCTTGAAGCAGAACTCGTTGGATTAAAACAAAAGTTTGATGTTAAAGAAAAACAAAGAGATGCAAGAGTAGAAGCCTTGGAATTTGCAAAATTCCTAAAGAAATTATAATTTATAAATATATGTTAACAGCAAGGTAAGGAGACACCAAATGTCGGAATTAGAACAAACAATTGAAGAGTTGGAGCAAGAAGTGCTTGCAGAACTCGAAGAAGCAAGTGATGCCCAGACAAAGGGTGCTGCCCCCGCTGAAAAGGGTGATAAGGTAGATGGTGAAGTACAAGATACTGGCGCCCCTGTCGTAGACCCAGAACAAAAAGATGCGCCTGCTAAGAAAGTTGCTGCTAAAGCAAAAGAAATTAGTAGTGATGCACAACAAAAAGGTGAAGGCAAATCTGATAAACCCGAAAAATTAGCTGCTGGATTTGAAGCAGAGGGTGATGAGGTTATTGCAGAAGAACCTGTTGAAGATGAGGTATCGAGTGATACAATTGAAGATCGTATTAAAGATATTGATGTCACAGAAGACGTTGAAGCTTTGATGAGTTCGGATGATAATCTTTCAGAAGAATTTAAGACTAAGGCTGCGACAATTTTTGAGGCCGCAGTTAAGTCCAAATTACGTTCAGAGATTGAACGTATCCAAGAAGAAGTTTTGGAGGAGAAGGCAGAAGAATTAGATACCTTTAAATCTGAACTTACAGAAAAAGTAGATACATATCTCAACTACGTTGTAGAGGAATGGACGAAAGAGAATGAGTTGGCAATCGAGCGCGGTTTGAAGGGCGAAATTGCAGAAGACTTTATCTCTGGACTGAAACAGTTGTTTGAAGATCACTATATTGATGTTCCAGATGAAAAATATGACGTTCTGGAAGCACAATCTGAGAAGATTTCTGAACTGGAAGAAAAGGTTAACAGTGTTATGGAACAGAATGTTGTTCTTTCTACTGCTAAGTCTGGTCTAGTTCGTGAAAGGGTTATTTCTGAAGTTTCTGAAGAATTAGCCGATACCGAAATTGAAAAGTTCAAGAGCCTAACAGAAGACGTTGATTTTACGGATGAAGATTCTTTTCGTGAAAAATGCGAAACTTTGAAGGAAAGTTATTTCCCGAAAACTGTAGTTGAACAAAAATTTGATGATGAAGATGGTAGCACCGCACAGGACGTTGATACGACAGATGCTATGGCAGCATACTTGTCGGCAATCAGTCGTAATCAAAAGGCGAGTGCATAAAAACATTATATTAACAGATGTAAAATAAAGGAGAAACAAATGTTTCAAACAGAACATCTACAAGAAAAGTGGCAGCCAGTCCTAGAACACCCCGATCTCGGAAAGATTGAGGATTCTTATAAGCGGGCAGTTACTACTCTCATTCTAGAGAACCAAGAAAAAGCCATGAGAGAAGACGCAAGTTTTCTTTCGGAAGCTGCTCCTACTAACAGCACAGGTGGTCAGATTTCAAATTGGGATCCAATTTTGATCTCACTCGTTCGCCGTGCAATGCCTAACCTCATCGCTTATGATGTATGTGGTGTGCAACCAATGACAGGTCCAACCGGCTTGATCTTTGCAATGCGTGCTAAGTTTGCATCTTCTGATGGCGCCGAGGCTCTGGTTGATGAAGCACCTGGCCATTCTAACGATGACGCCGCTGGTGACTTAACATCTTCAGCCAACACAGGTACTAACCCTAAACTTCTGAACGATAGTCCTGCTGGAACATATCTTGCTCCAACAGGTATGACTACTGCTCAAGGTGAAGCTTTGGGTGATGCAACTGCTAACTCTTTTGCAGAGATGGCATTCAGTATCGAAAAGACAACGGTTACAGCAGTTACACGTGCCCTCAAAGCTGAGTACACAATGGAACTTGCTCAAGACCTTAAAGCCATTCATGGTTTGGATGCAGAAACAGAACTTTCCAACATTCTTTCTACGGAAATTCTTGCAGAAATCAACCGTGAAGTTATTCGTGACTTGTACATTACTGCCGTTCCTGGCGCACAAGTCAACACAACAACTTCTGGTACTTTTGACCTTGATACAGACTCTAACGGACGTTGGAGTGTTGAGAAGTTTAAAGGTTTGATGTTCCAAATCGAGCGTGATGCCAATGCGATTGGTCAACAGACTCGTCGTGGTAAAGGTAACATCATCATCTGCTCCGCTGATGTTGCTTCTGCTCTCCAAATGGCTGGTGTACTTGATTACACACCTGCTCTTAACAATAACCTCAATGTTGACGATACATCCACCACATTCGCTGGTGTGATGAATGGTCGTTATAAGGTATATGTTGATCCTTATTCTGCCAACGTAGCTGCTTCTCAGTACTATGTTGCTGGTTATAAAGGTTCTTCACCTTATGACGCTGGTTTCTTCTACTGCCCATACGTTCCATTGCAAATGGTTCGTGCGGTTGGTGAGAACACCTTCCAACCAAAGATTGGTTTCAAGACACGTTACGGAATGGCCGCAAATCCATTTGCTGCTGCCGGTGCCTCTGCTGATGGTTTCCCTGCTTCTGGTCTTAACTCAGATGCTTCCTTGGATGCCAATACCAACTCTTACTATCGTAGGGTTAAAGTTAACAATCTTATGTAATAATAAGAAGAAACTTGACTACAAACTTAAAGGGGGTTCCTATTTGGAACCCTCTTTTTTTTATAAATATAGGTGAACGGAGAAGATGTTATGATTGCAGAAATTGCACTAGGAATAAAATTAACCAACGATGCTATAACCTTAGGCAAAAGTGCAGTTGATGGTATTAGTAAGGTAATTGGCACTGCTAAAGACCCATCTGAAGTAGCTGGTCATTTAGATCAATTATTTAAAGCACATCATGATCATGCATCTCTACAAAAGAAATACAAGAACAATACAGAGTGGAACAAGCATCTTACACAACAGTTAGACGATGGTGATGAGATACCTGGCGAATCTATCTCTGATGTAACTGCTGAAGTAATACATCAAAAACAAATTGAAGAACAAATTTACAAAGCAAAACTTATGATTAATCGGCGGTTCGGTCGAAATACGTGGAACGAAATTTTAGAGCTACGTGAAAAGCGAATCGAAGAAAATAAAATTAAACGCAAAAAAGCAAAAGAAGCATTTAAGGAACATCAAGAGGCTCAAAGAGAGTTTTGGGGTAAGGTATGGTTGTTCACTTGGCAAAGTTTTGTAGTAGTTGCTGGAATTTTAGTAATGTGGGGGTGGTTAGCTTCAATAAGTAGAGGTCAAATACCATTTTTATGGTAGATATGGAGAGAAATTTATGCATACCTACGAAGTAGGAATTTATAATAAATTCATAAGGCAAAAAGTAAGGGAAGGCGAAATAGTTGGTAAAGAAGAATCCAAGTGGGAAGATGTGCATTATTTTGATATTGAAGCAGAAAACGAAAAAGAAGTTGAAAAAAAGATTAGAATGGAATATTCAAAATTACTAGGTTTTGAAATTGAATGTATCAATAAATATCGTGACTAAATAGTATGACTAAATAGTGTTATGGCTACAGTACAAACACAACCAGATAAATTAGACTATGCAAGTCCAACTCAATTTAGGTTTGGTATTCACCAACTTCCGAAGGTAGAGTTCTTTGCCGTTTCTGCAACAATACCAGCTATTGCTTTGAGTGACGTTTTAATACCTACACCATTTAAATCTATTCCTATGATGGGAGATCAACTTACATTTGATAATCTAAGTGTAAGTTTTATTGTTGATGAGTATCTAGAAAACTTTCTTAGTATTCATGAGTGGTTAACTGCAATAGGATTTCCAAAAAATAGAAAACAATTTAGTGAATTTAAAACAAATATCTCAAATACTCCAATAGGTGCTAGAAGTACAGCAAGTACAAGCACAGATGTTGGAGATGTAAAAGCAGCATCTCCAAACAATGCATTATTCTCTGATGCAACATTAACAATTCTATCTAACAAAAATAATCCTATTGTAAATGTTTTCTTTAGAGATTTATATCCTGTGGCTATGACTGCATTAGATTATAATCAAGGAGCAACAGACGTTGAGTACCTTACAGCGTCAATAGACTTTGCATATCAGATTTATGAAATTGAAGCAATTAGTTAGTATAAATAAAAGTGAGCAGAGATTTGATATACTTTAACACATATCAAATCTTTAGACATAAATTCTGGTGACACCTCGGCAAGCCTCATCAGGGTCAACATAGTAAAAGAGAGTAATCAAACTCTGCTCAATCATTTGAAGAAAGTATATAATGACGTTAGACGAATTGAAACAAGAATCCTACAAAGACCTTCCTGTAAAAAATGTTGAAAACATAGATCAGGAATCCTTTTACAATCAAGAAATAAAAGCCAAGTGGTTAGACTATAAATCAAGGTTTGAACTTTTACTTGCAAGAAGTAAAGGTGACTATCAAGTATTGTATCGTGAGAAGTGGGAATACTATGGTGGTAAGTCAGACGCAAAAATATATGCATCAAAACCTTTTGATCTAAAAGTTTTAAAAACCGATCTACAAATTTATATTTCATCAGATAGTGATGTTATAGAGCTCTCAAATAAAATTGCTTATCTAGAAACAACCATAAAATTTATAGACGGTGTAATTAAGTCTATAGACAATCGTGGTTGGGATATCAAACACGCCATATCATGGAAACAATTTGAAGCAGGAATGACGTAAATGAATGTTCAAGATTATATAAAGGTCTATGAAGATATTGTAGATAATAGTTTATGTAATGATCTTATGAATTTTAAACACGACTTCAAACCATCGTCCTTCTCTAGTCATGAAAAGATTCATGAAGATTCAAAAAATCGTGTTGTAATGGATGACGTTTGGATTAAGAAGGATAGTATATTTTACAACCATTTAAAAGATTGTTTTGCAAAAGCAGTTAGACAATATGAATATGAGTTTCCTCTTTTTATGTGCGAACATACAAGTGATTTTAGAATTAACAAATATGGTGCTGGTGGATTTATGTCAGAACACGTTGACAATATTCATCATAGCCACGGACAAAAGTGGGGATATCCT